TTAGAAGAAAATTAAAGCCAGAAGGGCTTTAACATAAAAACAAATACGCCTTGACCAAAGCACCACTTCACTAAGAATGTGATATGCTTAGCTGACTGCTTGCGCTTCAGCCCACGGGTTTACGTGTTTGCTAGATTTACGTCAATAGACGCCTGCACCTGAATTGCTTTGCGACAGGTGGAGAAAGAAATAGAATAGATAGCTTACTGTGCTGTACACAGAAGGTCTATATGGGGTCGGTATTAGATTGCCACAACGCGTGTTGCGGTGTTCCAATTAGACCACCAAAGGAAAAATCGTCGCCCACAGCTCGATATACATCGATGCCTGAGCCGACAAGCACGCCCGCACCACCAGATGTGGTAGAGCCAACGATTGTCACGATAGGATAGGGGAAGAAGATAGAACGAGCACTAGTTTGATCGAATGCGCCGTAGTTGGTGGGAGCCATGTGTCCAGTACAATGGAATGGTACTTCGAACTCAATAGTTCCTTCGAATCCCGGAATAATAGCAAGTTTGTAAGCACCTAGCTCTGGTTGATACGCAAATCCAACTTTTGTGCCCGTCGCGGTTGTGATGGGCACGTCAAATAAGACCTGCATGGGACCAGTACCAAGATTGGTGCTCGCGCCAGCCGAAGCGGCGGAAGTCCTGCTCATACTCGGAACTAAATTACCTGCTACAGCGGGGTTAGTTAAGTTAATGTAAATATTAATAGGCAAAGAGCTGTCATAATTAGTACCTTTAACCGAAACGACTAATTTGTATCTCATGGATCCTCTGAAAAATGCATAAAGTGGGTAGTACTGTGAATAGGTATCTGCATACTGAGTAATCACAGTCGAGTTAGCACCACTAGTGGTTGTATAACTACTAACATACTTCGGGGTTTGATTCCCTAATACATTAGTAATTGATCCGTTCTGGGGTGTTACGGGAGCCCAAGGGAACAGCACGAAGCCGTTCCCTGTAGAACCTGCGGCAGCGGAGGCTGAAGCGAGGGAATTTAACTGTACTCTACCTAAATAGGAGTACCGTTTAAGTATTTGGCGAAGAGATGTTACATTCTCGCCCATACATGTTGCGTAAGACAACATTGATAAATCCTTCTTTTCTGCCATTTGCTCCGCGCAAGTCTTGGTCGGCACAATCCTGGCCCGACCCATCTGAGCGACATTCGGAATACCGAATGGCAAATAGGTGGATCGGACTGGACTAGCAAACTGGGCTTCCTTCATAGAAACGAAGACTAGTACGTCTACACTGCTGTTGACAGTCGACGCGGCCACTAGCGGATTGATCACGGACAGCTGGACAATGCCAGTAGCGCTATTTCTGATGTCTCCACCAGGATAAGCGGTCTTGGCATCGTATTGGCAATGCATCCATGGTCTTACAGAGACGAAAGGGACCTCAAAAGTAAATGTTGTACCATTACTGAGGTCTATCTCATCTGTATAAGCGTAACCCGGCTGATTGACAAACTGCGTATCGGTAGCTACAGTACCAGCGGGATAAGAAAAAGGGCGAAAGGAGACTCGAAGACGTCCAGAATGAAACTGCGTCTTAACTACATGGAATGTGTAGACCATCGTACCACGCCAAGTCCCAAAGTGTGAAGCGATCTTAGCAATCATCGGTAAAGAAACTGTTTGAGCATAGTTTCCAGCCGTGAGTGCAGTAAGAGACTGGGTCCACAGCGGAGAATTTGGTTGTATAAACAACGAAGTGTCAGCTGTAGATCCGGTACCCCACGAGAACTTGTTGTAGTAGTTTGGTCTTGAACAAATATAGTCAATTCTCATCTCGTCCTCATCCGTTCCAGCCCACCCGGGAATGGTCGCAAGTGCGTTCGCTGCGCTCAAGCCAAGCTTGTGCGAGGTATCTACACCATCAGCATTAAGAAAATACTGTGTTGGCGACTGTCTCACTCGGGTAATTGGGGCCTCCACTGAGGGTTTTGAAAAACCCAACATTTTGAGAACTGTTTCACCAGCGTCGGTAATGAACCTAGCTGGCTCTGACAGCCATCCCAATCCTACCCATGGCAACACGTCGGCCACTGCCGTCCCGATAGAACGGACTGTGCCTGATATTGTTCCCCTGGTTTCCATCTTTTGTATCTCTTTTCCCACCTGAGCAAAGTTAGTTGTTAGTGGGGCATCCGTCGGGTATCTAAGTTCGACATCTTCGAAT